AAGATACAAATACTCTAAAGATTGGTTTTTTCATTTTTAATTTTATCTAACTCAAACTCTAAGTGGTTAATAGCCTTTTGTATGCAATCAACACTTGTGTCGTGCTTACGCTTTGCTCTCAGGAGATATGTAGTGGCAGTACCGATATTATAGGATAAATCAAAATCTTCTACAACTTTCCTAGCCTCATACCCATAAACCCTACCAATGTAATAGTTTGGAGTTTTATCTTTACTGTAATCTATTTTATCCTCTACCACCTCATCTTGCCAAGTATTAGTAGGTGTCCACCCATTCCTACCTTTATCGTAATAATATTTATTATGTTTTGTCATCTAATTTATCTATATTTTTTTCTAAACTATCATTCTGTTGTCTTGCTATCTTACCCTCAACATAAGATAAAGCAAATATATATAAAACAACCAAACCAATAATCATGCTTGTACCAATAATTGCACTATTCATTTTCCAAGAGGTTTAGCAACTGATGTGAGGTATATATCCTATCCTTACCACTATAATTTTCATATATCATTGTAAAGTTATCATTCTTCCAAGTCCATAAACTCTTAACTTTACTTTTAATATGGGATTTCAACACCCACTTAATTGTTTTGTAATTTCTTTTTTCCATATTATTTTTCATTTTTATACCAAACTCCATATCCTGGTGCTTTTCCAGTAAGTGGAACTTTTTTAAGTACAACTAATTTTTCTTCTTCTCCCTTTTTATACTTAGGATTCTTACTGTTTAATTTTCTTTTTTTCATATCTATTGTTTTAGTTTAATTAGGACAATAAGTTTGGTGGGACACTAAAAAACAAAGAAATTTAACCATTATTAAAATTATTATTTTACCCACCATACTCATCATCTATAAATTCAGAATAGAAATAACCCTCTAAAATACAACCGATTAGAACTACTCCCCATATTATCAATATTGTTTTCATTTGTCAAAGATATAAAAATAATTCAATTTTATACAAATTAATTCCTAAAACTTTTACCCCTGATAATCACTACTTTACACTTTCTCAACCTATCTAAAGTTCTTTCATCATATCTTTCTTTAAGTGCTTGAGGTGTTAAATTTGTAGTGATTAGTAATGTTTTAGAACTATCCTCAGCATAAGATATTGCATCAGCAACTGCATCTATCTTAGTACCATAATCATTTTTGATACTCTCAGTTCCTAGATCATCAATAATTATGAATGGTGCTTTGTTTCTATCCACCACACCTAATTCTTTTGCAGGAACGCTTCTTAATATCTTATTTGTTCTTGTTCTGAATATAGCAGGTATTACATAATTTAATATAGTTGATTTACCTAATCCACATTCTCCCATCAACATTAAACCTCTACCTTGTGTATCTACCATCCAGTCAATAATCTCATCATAAGCAGGTAAATGCTCATACTTTTCAACTGTTCTATCGTAATATTCAAAAGACTTAATGAACATTTCTTTTATTTCTTCTCTTGATCCAAGTTTATATCTATTGTAAACTTTTGGCTGCAGGAAGTCTGCATTTTTAAATGTATCTTCTATTGTTCTCATAGTTTAAAATTTACCATCACCATAATCTCCTCCTTTCTGATGTCTGTGTGATGTAGTGTTATTAGTTTTATTTTTTCTTTTCTCCCAAGTTCTTATACAGGCTTTCCAATCTTTCATTTTGTTTTTACCTACCATCCAATTTTTACTCTCATAGAAATCAAAAAAAGTTTCTGAATCAATGCCATTATTTCTTTCTAAACAATATTCTTTAATATCATTAACTTCTGGTTTTTTAAAAGAAACCCCTTTATTATTAATATGTTTATCTTTAGATAAACTAATACTATCTTTAAAGTTTTCTTTAATACCTCCCTTAAAGTTTTCTTTAATACCCCCTTTAATAATTCTTATATACCTCCTATCAATTTCTTTAGTACCTCCTTTGTATGTATAATAGGTTGATACATAGCCATTTGCAACTAATTCGCTTACCCATTTAGAAATAGTAACAGTACTCTTACCATAAAGATTAGAAAAGTATTTATTTGTAGCAAAGCACTCACCATTAATATTAAGTAGTGCAGTTATTTCAGCATATAATAATTTAGCATTTGCAGTTAGATTCTTATCATATCTAACCTCAGCACTTATTATAGCATAGTAGTTTGGTTGTTCTTTCATTGTTTTTAGTTTTAGTTATTTTTTGGGATCTCTAATTCATAGCACTCTGTATAAGTGGACATTACTACAGCCCACTTACTTACCTGCTCGTGAGTAAACCAACAAAATCTTGCGTATAAAGCGTTCAATGGCTGTATGAATAGATAGTGTGTAATTTTCTTTTTAGGATTGTTATGGGCTTTAAAATTAACTCTAAGAGTATCTCCACCACTTTTTACACCCTTAACATCAATGTAATTTAACTCACCAATACCTTCCAAAATTAAGTCAGCCTCAACAACTGGTCTTTCCTCAAGTAGTGGTGCAGCCTTGTATCTTATGCCTTTATTGTTCTCCATCAGATGCCTTGCAATAAGTTCTGCAAATATTCCTAACTGAGATATAGAGTGTTCTTGATTTCCTCTATATTTTTCTGTGTTTTTATTATAAAAATCAGCAGATAACATACTCCTTACCTTAGCAAGTTCATCAGATAGTTTGATGAAAGTGCTAGGATAAGTTGTTTTCTTCCATTTAATCATTAGAATGGCAAGTCATCATCACCAGTTGTTGATTTAACTTTCTTAGTTGATGTTTCTTTATCAGTTGGTGGTTCATAAGTATTTACATACGCATAATGAGTTGCACCTTTTTCAGATGGTTCTCTCCTTTCTGTAATCACCATAGAAATCCAACCATTCTTTGAATTTGCTTGTAGTTCATCCATTTTTAAATTAGCAACCATCATTGTACCATACTTCGTATCAATATTTTTGATACTACTTGGTAAGTAAACCTTCTCTTTCTTGTCTGTCATTTTTTAATTTTTTAATTTTATATAATTTAGTTAATGATTCGTTTATTTTATTTAATTGAGTTTCTAATCCTAATATCTCCTCATCCACCTCAACTTCAATGATTCTATTTTCTACCCTTCTAAAAGTATCAGAATCTTGAGGATAATTATTGTAAAAGAACTCAAACTTTCTTGTGTGATGTATAATGGATGCATGGTGTAAATTAGTAACCTGTCCTATTTCACTAAGAGTTAATGCAAACATCTCTCTTAATATATAGATATACATCCTTTTAGCAAATATAATGTTTTTCTTTCTACTACCCAAAAACATTTCTTCTTTATTAATGTCGTAAATTTTTGCTAATTCTTCTGTGATTATATTGTGGTAATAATCGCTAAACTTTAATCTTCTTCTTTTCATTTTTTTATAATTTTAATTTAAGTCGTACACTATTGTATCAACTATGTCTTGTATATTTAATCCAATAAAGTCTGCTAATGTCTTAGCGTGAATAAATCTAATTGATGTTGGATTTTCTATAAACTTTCTACTTGTAGCATAATTAACCCCAAGTATCTTACAAAGTTTTAAATTAGATATACCATATATTCTTAGTAAAGCCTCAAACTCATTTCTGGATTCTCTGATTTGTACTAATGAATATTTATTTGTCATCTCTTTTTATGTATTTTTCAATATTAGATTTCTCAACTTTAAATTTAGTTTTACCAATATGATAAAAATCTATAAGTTGTATTTCATCTAACATCTTCATCATATCATCTTCAACAATCTCACCTAAAATGTGTTTCTTGTTCCATATAATATAAGTGTAGGATTTTAAAAAGTGATTATGAATCTCTATGTCCAAATACTCCATCTTTGAACATTTTTTCCCATTGTTTTCTTGTGTCTTTTTCATATCTGTTTTCATATATTTTAGTTATTATTTCTTCTGCTTCTAGTTCTGTTAAATCATTTATTCTTCCTAGAATATCAGATTTCATTCTTTCCGTAAAAGATGTTAGATCAATATTACTCTCAATGATAAGCCATTGGGTATGTGTAATACCACTAGGCTCACCATCAAGAAGATTATCCATCAAATCATCATTCATTAGTCTACAATCTCATCTTGTCCAAACACTCCTTGCTCATAGAATCCTGCAATCTTTAAAACAACTCTACTCATTGCTCTCTTTTCTGCCATAGCAACAGGGAACTTCTTACCACCTCCCATTAAGTTATTATCAGATGCTTCTCCGAAACTCATAGCGTTCTTAACCTCGTTACCAACTTTCATTGATGCTGCTGCTCTTAATACGCATATTCCTTTTTCAGTATCCATATTGATTACCTCGTAAGCAACTGTAATATTGTTTCTTGATACAATCTTATCAATTCCTGTTCTAGTGATAATTACAAACCCTCTCTTGTCCTTGTAAATATCTTCTTCAGTTAAACCATTTTCTTTGTAAAGCCTTCTTAAAGCCTCTTTTCTAGTTTCAACAATTGGTTCAGGTTGTTTTCTTAGTTTTTCTTGCATTGTTTTTTTTGACATTTTGTTATTATTTTGGTTATTATTATGATATTGTTCTGCAATATCGGTTAGTGTGTTAATTTCTTGTGATTGCTCTTGCATTTTCATTTGCATAAATTCTTCTTTCATTCTTCCCATAATTGTTTATTGTTTTAGTTAGTAATTAATTTGTTGTTTAATAATAATCCTCTAAATTTTCATCGTAATCATATAAAGCAATCCTTTCATTTGTTTTTAAATCAAATTTGAAAAAATAAAAAGTAATATATT